CTTCTCTGTTATCTGGATTAGTTCTCTCTTAGCACCAACTTGTTTTCTTGCTTTATCTAAAGCTTGTTGACCAGCTTTCTTTAATTCTTTCTTAGTCATGTCTGGGTTGGATGCCTTCTTAGCTTGGACTGTAGCGTTAGCTATTACCTGTGCCTGTCTCTCCTTAGGCGCATTCATTAATGAAACTTTTAGAGCGGCGTTTAATCTAGCTACCTCTGGGGCGTATTTCTTGTTAGCCTCTGGGGAGTATGGAATGTCTTGCATATTCACCATGGCTTTACGTGCTTCGTTCCCTAGGGCTTTCATCTTGTTAGCATACTCTGCATATGCTAGTTCTTTAGGGTTTCTTATCTTACTTACTAATGTGTAAGCATCGTCAGTCTCATACATCTTAGTACTTCTTTGCATCTTAGTTACAGTCTTAGTTACTTCTTTACCAGACTTAGTAGTGTATGTCTTATCATATGTTGGGTCGTCTACTGTCTTCCATGTTTGTTTTCCTGTCTCAGGATCTATGATAGGAGAACCTTGTCTCTTAACAACAGATGTCTCAGAACTAGCACGGGATATGATACTACCTGCACCCTCACGGTATCTTCCGTTTTCATCTATATGTCCTTGGTACTTTCTCTTAAGTTCTGCTATGTTGTTGTCTTTCTCGCTTTGTTTATAGTTAAGCTTATGTTTACCTGCATCTATAACAACCATTGAATGTTTAACTGCTCTAGCTATCTCATCATCAGATGCTCCGAATAAAGTCATGTCTGTTATTAGATTTGAAATTTTACCCATCTCTACTTGAGTACTATCAGAAGTCTTAGTCTTCATATACTTCATGCCTGGTATCTCAGGGTATTGCATCTTAGGATCAAATCCTTCTAATGCTTTTAGTGGTGGCTTATTAGATACGCTAACACCCTTGCCTGTAGGTATAACCATAACTGTATCTCCATCAAAGTCTGCTCCTGATAAACGTTCTGCTACTTTAGAGTTTATACATACAGCATCTAATGGGTTCTTACCTATCATCTTAACAGCGTCAGGTTGTTTATTATTAACTGTTAGTATAGGTATTTCAAATAAACCTCCATGTGGGTATCTTACTAACGCAACCTTAGTTCCATTCTCATAGTTAGGTGCGTATACTTCGTTATCTTTCATTGAAGGTACAGGAAGTATTACTTGGTACTTCTGTCCTGGTAATGCTGCAGCTTGAAGGTGCACAGCAGAAGAGTCGCAGTCGTCTGCGAATGATTTTAATAAAGCTTTCTTAACTGTAGGGTTTGTTAATGACATGATTTCATCGAACTCGGCTTGCTTGTCTGCTTCGGCTAAACCTAGTTGTTGCTTAACTAATTTAAGATTTTGTTTAGATAAGAATTGTGAAGGAAGTTTGTCTGCCCATTCTCCCCAGTCTCCTTCTTCTGCTCTTTTGTTTATTAATGATAACTTCTTATTACCATCTTTATCTGTATAGAAACTTTGTCCACCAGCTTTGATTAAAGAACCAAATGGATTGTCTGGGTCATCTTTGATAGGTTTTAATACTTCCATTTTAGATTTGTCTTTTGTTTTGTTAGTGTTGAACATTACGTCTACACCTTTTGGTAGGTCATCAGAATATACAGCCATACCTTTAATATAATGAGAACCATCAACCATTATACGAACTTGCGCATAATTAGATCCGCCAAGATCTAGGTCTTTACAACCTCTTCTTATTTCAACAAGCCCGTCTTTGTCTATTCCTCCATCCTCAGCATATCTTATTGCTAATCTCTTAGAATCTAAAGAAGCTGGGTAATGGAATGTATCAAATGTTTGTCCTTCATCATGTGAATGGTATTCTGTAATAGAGTGTACATTTTGATAGTCATACATATCTTTCCACTCTTTATCAGGTCTTGCTAATACTTTAAGGTTAGTTTGTTTACCTGGGTTATTAACTTGTGCTACACCTCCACCGTACTTATGATAGCCTTCAAATTCAAGCATCATTACGGCTTGGTCTAGTTTCTCTTTTGATATACCTAGCTCTCTCTCAACACCAGTACCAATATCTATCATACCTTTTTCATCCACTTGTTTTCTTAAGAAGTCTGCTGTCTTTTGAGCTTCCTTCATTCTACCTTCTGATTCAGCGTTTAATAAACTTCTTACTGATGAATCATTTTTGTAGCCCATCATCTTAGCTATTTCATTTAAAGAATGTCCTTGTGCTCTTAGGTCTTTAGCTATCTCAACTTCTACTGCTCTATGGCCATCTTTAATCATAGTCTTTTGAAGTCTTACTTTAGTTGTTGAAGTTCCTAGTGCGTCTGCTATTTCTTTTTCAGTCTTACCTTGTTTAGTCATATCATTTATAACTGCAAATGATTTCTCTATGTTGAACTGTTCCATTGATAGTCCCATAGATTTAGCTATATCTTCATCGCTAACTCCATTGTCTACCATATATTGAACTCTTGATAAGAAGTCTGTACAATGTTGATAAGGGTCCTTCCCTGAACCCCAAGGGTAACGCCCTGAACGTCTAGGCATTCCATAATGCATTAATTCATTAATATCTGGTTTGTTTTCATAAGCCATAAGCTTATTCCCCCTCTATTTTTAATTTCTCAATAAC